CGCCCACCGGCTGGTTCGGGCTGTTCTACGGCCTTGATGACGAGGACCGCGCCGAAGACCCAGAAACATGGATCAAGGCGAACCCGTCGCTTGGCGTGACGGTGCGCCGTTCAGAGATCGAAACCGCCGCCAAGATCCAGCTCGAGAGCGGAGATCCGAAGCAGATCGCCGAGTTTGAAACGCAGATTGCGTGCCGATACGTTGAACTGGCCGATTCAGACCTTGACATCGGAACGCTCAAGAGACAAATGGAGCCATGCGATTGGTCCAGGCTGGCCGGCGCGCAAGCCGTGATCGCCATCGACTTCTCGAGAGGGGGCTACGGGCCGCAGCTGGACCTAACCACCCTCTGTCTCATGGTTGTAGACGGTGCGGTGGTGCGCGCCCGGAACGTCTCTTGGTGGGCGGGGCTTGACGTGGTACGAGACGAGCGAAAGTGCAAACAGCCTCTGGGGCAGTGGATAGAGCGCGGATACCTCAGACGGATGCCTGGAGAGTGGCACGATTGCAACGTCATTGCCGCCGAGGTCGAGGCTCTCATGGCGCGGTACCAGGTGATGTGCATCGCAACCGACCAGCACGTCTCCCAGAACAGCGAGCTACGCAAGTGGCAGGACCGCGGCTGGCCCGTGGTTCCGTTCCACCAAGGCATCCAGACCACTGGGCCGGCGTGGAAGATGTGGTGCGATTGGCTCCGCAGCCGCCAACTGTTCTACGACGAGGATCCCGTGCTGGTGGCGGCGTTGCAGGGTCTGAAACCGTACAAGGACATCAACGGCAACGTGAAGCCACACAAGGCGCTGAGCACAAGCAACACCGATGCGGTCATCGCAGGCATGATGGCCGTCATGACGATGGACCAACGAAACATCAGGGTGGTGACAGGGCTTGCGGCGAGTGCGTGCCCCATCGGGTGATCGTGCCACTCTTGCGAAATCCGCTTGACAAATCGGGGCGTTTCGTTTCTATCCCGATGTGCCTTCGTGGTTCTCCAGGATCTTCGCCGTCAAGCCGACCGTCGTGGTCTGGCAGAACGGCACCACCGCCAGCAACGTCTCGCCGGCGACCCTGCCGGCCGTCGTGCGCGCGGTGCAGCTCCTGGCCTCGGACATCGCCCGCCTGCCAGTGCGCGTCGAGCGCGCCGACGGCAGCGTCATCGACGGCCACCCGGTCGCCCAGCTCCTGAGCCGCGACGCCAGCCGCTGGCAGTCCGGCTTCGACTTCCGCCGCTTCGTCACGGGCTGCGCGCTCACTTCCGGGAATGGGCTGGCCCTGATTCGGCGGGCGAACGACGGAACTGTCGCCGAGCTCCAGCCCATCCCGGACGGTGCTGCCACGGCGCAGTTCACCGACGAGGGCGTCGAGTACCGCATCAAGGACGTGAAGCTCGCCGCCGACCAGGTGGTGCACATCGGCGCGTACCCGGACCTCGACTTCCCGGCGTGGTTCGTCTCACCGCTCGACGCCTGCGCGCCGGCCATGCAGCTCGCGGCCGACCAGGACGCGGCGCACTCGGCGCTCGTCAAGACGGGCTCGACGGGCAAGATCAGCCTCAGCCACCCCGGCGCCATGAGCGACCAGGCGGTGCAGGCGATCCGCGACGCCTGGCAAACCATGCACGCGCAGCCGGACGGCGCCAGCCGCCCGCTGATCCTGCGCGAGGGGATGAAGGCCGAGCGGATCAGCCAGGAGACTTCGACCTCCAACCTGGAGAGCCGCCGGTTCTCGGTGCAGGAGATCGCCCGCGCCTTCGGCATCCCGCCCGAGATGCTGTTCCAGCAGGGCGGCGGCGCGCTCGCCTCGCAGTCCGAGACGGCCCGCGCGTACGTCGATGGCGGCCTGTCGCTGTGGGCATCGGTCTGGAGCGCGGAGATCGAGCGCAAGCTCCTCCAGCCCGGCGAGTACCTCCGCTTCGACACCGACGTGCTGCTGCGCGGCAACCTCCGCGACGCCGGCATGGCGTTCTCCAAGCTGGTGCTCGCGGGCGTGATGAGCCCCAACGACGCCCGCCGCCGGCTGGGCCTGTACCCAATCGACGGCCTGGACGAGCCGAAGGTGTCGATGCCCGGCGGCGCAGCGGCCGCCACGGGACCGGACAACGCCGGGGAGGACAACCCCGATGCTTGAGGTCCGCACCACGTCGTTCGAGCGCGACGGCAACCGTCTCACCGGCTACGCGGCCGTCTACGACGCCCCGAGCCACCCGCTCGTCGTGCGCAGCGTCAACGGCGGGAAGCCGTTCACCGAGCGCGTGGCGCGCGGCGCGTTCGACCAGAGCCTTCGCGGGAACATCTCGCTGCTGGTCGGCCATGACCGGCGCGAGCTGCTCGCGAACACGAAGAGCCAGCGCCTGAAGCTCGCGTCGGACGAGCGCGGCCTGGCCTTCGATGTCCAACTGCCGGATACCCAGCGGGCGAAGGACGTGTACGCCCTGGTCGATTCCGGCGTCCTTTCCGAGATGTCTTTCGGCTTCGTAGTCCGCTCGGACGCCTGGAAGGGCTCCGAGCGCACCCTCACGCAGGTGGACCTGCGCGAGGTTTCCATCGTCGAATCAGGCGCCTACCCGCAGACAAGCGCCGAAGCACGCACCTACAGCCCCGCTCTCGCGAGGCTTCGTCTGCGTTTGAGGGCACTCACATGAAGACCACCGACCTGTTCAAGAAGCGCGCAAACCTCATCGAGCAGCGCGATGCGCTGTCCAAGGAACTGAACGATCTCCTCGGCAGCGAGCAGCTGACCGCCGAGCAGGAGGCCCGTGGCTCCGAGCTCATGGACAAGCTGGAGCCGCTCAAGCGGGACATCGAGGAGATGCAGAAGCACATCGGTGCCTCGCAGCTCCGCGAGCGGTTCGCGTCCTACGCGGCCGTCGAGAAGGCCACCACCGAGAACGAGAAGCGCTCCACGGAGTGGACGGCCTCGGGCGAGTACCGCGAGCAGTTCATCGACTGGTGCCGTGGCGGGCGCGCGCCCGAGACGCGCGGCCTGGCCGAGTTCCGCGACATCACGACCTCGAGCTCGTCGGGCGTCCTCGTCCCGAAGATCTACGAGGCCGGCATCCTGAAGTACCTCGACCGCAACACGGTCGTGCGCAACCTGGCCGACCTCCGCACGGGCGTGAAGGGCAGCGTCACGCTGCGCCGGAACAACCTGGAGACGGACGCTGCGGTCACGACCTTCTGGACCACCGAGGCCAACAAGACGCAGACGGCCTACGACGCGACCCACGCCGAGATCAACCTCAACCCCGTCGGCGGCCTGCCGAAGTCGGAGCTCACCCAGTGGGTGGTCCGGCAGTCGGACTTCGACATCGAGGCCGAGGTCATCTCGCACCTCCAGAAGATGATCGCGCGCGGCATCGAGTCGGGCTACACGGTCGGAAGCGGCAGCAACCAGCCCACGGGCCTGTTCCTGAACGATTCGGACTACAAGGCCGTCGCGGTGAGCGCGGCCCACGGGTCCGGCTCGGGCTGGGACGGCGCCTTCACGGTGGACCGCCTCACGCAGCTGCGCTACCAGCAGCTGCCCGCCGAGTACTGGTCGAGCGCCGTCTGGGTGATGAGCCAGGACGCGTACTTCCGCATCGCCAGCCTCAAGGTGGACACGTCCACCAGCAACGTCCCGCTCTTCATCCCGAGCTCGGACGCGGGCATCATGGACCAGGCGCCGATGATGCTGATGGGCCGCCCGGTCTACATCGCGCCCTACGCGCCCGGCCGGCAGACGGCGGCGGTGACCAACAGCATCCCGCTGATGTTCGCCAACGTCGGCGAGGCGTTCGCCATCCGCGAGTGGGGCGGCATCTCGATGTTCCGGGATGACGTGACCACCCCCGGCCTCGTGAAGTTCCAGGGCATGGTGTTCGTGAACAGCAAGGTGGTCCGCCCGAAGGCGGTCGCCGCGCTGCGCATCACCCTGACCTGACGCAAACCCCCGGAAGCGCAAGGGGGCGGGCACTTCTCCCCGCCCGCCCCCTCTGCGTTTAGGAGGACGAATGCCGATCACGCTGTCCACGATCAAGGATGCGGCGCGCGTCTACCACACGGGCGACGATGCGTACCTCCAGATCGCCTACGACGCGACGGTGCGCGAGCTTGAGGAGCGCACCGGCTGGTGCCTGGACCCGGTCACGCGCACGCAGTACGTCGCGTCCGAGCCGACGGGCATCACGAAGCTCGTCCGCCTGGAGCGGCAGCCGGTCACGGCGTGCACCTGTGTGAACACGCTGAACGCCACGGTCACCCTGACGCTGGTCACGATCAACGGGCTCCAGTACGCGGACCTCGACGTGGCAAACCTCGAGTATCCGCTCGTCCTGACCATGACGGCCGGAAACAACACGCTGAACCCGCTGCTCCAGATGGCCGTGATGCAGCGCATCACGCAGCTCAACGCCGCGCGCGGGGATGACACGGTCACCCTGAAGACCGACTACTGGGACAACATCTGCGCCATGATGGGCAAGGGGATCGGCTGATGGCCCACGTTCCCCACGGCATGATGCGGCTCGTCGCGGCGGTGCAGAACCCGACGCAGTCCACCGACGCGCTCGGCCAGGCCACCGAGACGTGGGCGACCGTGTCCGGGCTGTCCGCGCTTCCCGTCTACATCGAGCAGATGGACACCACCGAGACGGTGGATGACGGCGGCCCCGCCATCCAGACCTCCTACCGCATCCTCTGCCCGTGGACGGCCTCGGTCACCACGCGCAGCCGGTTCCTGTGGACCGACAACGGCACCCAGCGCACCCTGAACGTGCGCAGCTGCACGGACAAGGACCAGCGCCGGCGGACCCTTGAGGTCGAGGCCGTGGAGGTGGTCCTGTGAGCTCCGCCCTGAAGATCACCGTGGACAGCAAGGAGCTCCGGAAGACCCTGGAGCGCCTGCCGGCCAACCTGAACGAGCGCGTGCGCAAGAAGGGCGCCCGCAAGGCGCTGGCGCCGCTCACGAAGGAGATGGCCGCCCTGTGGCGTTCGGCGAGCTACCGCGGCAAGGGAACGCACCGCCGGGCCATTGCCGCCGCCACGCAGCTCGACATCCGCCGCCTGGGCGGGAACGCCACGGCGCCCCTGCGCAGCCGTATCGGCGTCCGCTACGGCCGCAAGGGCGGGGCACGCGCCAAGGGCCGCCAGCGCGTCTACCACCTGCTCGAGCTCGGCTTCCGGCACAAGGCCGCCGGCAAGCGCATCCAGGGCGCCTACCGCAGCTTCACTTGGGCAATGCGCACGGTGACCAAGGCGTCAAACGCCGTCGCCGCCGAGACGCTCGCCGAGGCCAAGCGCCTGCTCGGGGGCCGCCCATGAGCCTGGAAACGGTCTGCAAGGCCATCCAGACGCATCTGGACGCCGCCACGGCCAACCCCGTGAGCGTCGGGATGCGCCGCCCCAACACGCAGACCCCGGCCGTGGTGTGGGAGATCAGCGCCGCGCAGGCGTCGCGCGCAATGCCTGGCACCGACCAGAACCTGTGGCTGGTCACCGTTGAGGTCAACATCTACGGCGACACCACGCTCGCCGTCGCCCAGGAGGCCGACAAGATCTGCGCCCAGCTCAACGGCGTGGAGACGGCCGCCGGCACCGCCAACATCGTCTGCACGGACGCGAGCGTCGCGTTCCGCACCGAATCGCAGGCCGACGGCTCGGAAGGCGACGAGCGCGTCTGCACCCTGACCCTCTCGCTTCAAGGAATCTGACCCATGCCAATCATTGCAGGATTCGGCGGCACCCTGACCTTCAACGGCACCGCCACAGAGGCCGTCCGCAGCTTCACGCTCAACCATGAGCGCGCCAGCCTGGACGTGACCACCATCACCGACTTCCGCGAGCGCCGCATCCCCGGACGGTTCCGCCGCTCGGGCACGCTGACGCTCTACCGGCAGGACGGCACCAACGACAACGACCTGCGCACCTGGCTCGTCCCGACCAACGTGCTCACGACCGTCTACCCGACCACGACGCTGACCATCGGCTACCAGGACTCGGGCTCCATCACCTACGCCACCATGAACGTGCAGATCACCTCGGCGTCGTTCACGGACGACGGCACCGGCCCGGCCATGTGGGAGATCTCCTGGGAGGAGCAGTGACCCTTGCCGATTGACCTCCACAAGGTCGCCGCACGGACCCGCTCGGTTGACATCCCCGAGCTCGGCCTGCTCACGTTCCGCGAACCCACGCTCGCGGACGTGCAGCAGGCTTCGCACAACCCGTTCTGGTGGGTGGCCTGCATCACCTGCCAGGACGGCTCGGCGTTCCTCCAGAACCCGCAGGACGCCGGGAAGATCCGGGCGGACATCGCCGGGCGCCTCCTGGAGGAGGTGAACCGCCAACGCCCTACGGACGCGCCGAGCGAAGGCTCTGGCGCATCGCAAGCCCCGAGCAACGCATGACCATGGCGGCCGGCCTCGCCCAAGACCTGACCAACGGAGAGCGCATCGAGAGCGCGCTGGTGGTCATCGCATCCGCCCTGACCGGCAAGCGCCCCTCGCAGCTCTTCCCCTGGCTCCGCAATGGCTGACAAGACCCTGAAAGCATCCATCCAGGTGGACATGGACGCCAAGGGCGTCGCCAAGGGCGTCGCCGCCACGAACCGGGAGCTCGACAAGCTGAACCGGACGGCCAAGAGCACGGCCGTTTCGACCGGGATCATGGCCGGCATCTCTGCCATCCAGGTGGCCTATGGGGCCTTGTCCGGGTTCATCAACGGCCTGACAGAGCACGTCAACAAGCTCGACCAGCTCGGCCGCCGCTTCTCCGTCGAGGGGATGAACGCGGACATTCGCGCGCAGGTCGCGCAGATGGAGTCGGACGCCAAGATCGGCAAGGCCATGGGTCCGGCGTCCGCCGCGATTGCGCAGCAGGAAGAAAAAGCGGCCATCGAGCGCGCGAACCGCATCACGTCGAACGCAGACATTGGCGCAGGTTCCGCTGCCACCAAGACATTCTTCAAGACTCTTGGCGATGGCTTCGTGGCCGGATGGGACCAGTTCACTGCCAACATGAGCGATCCGCTCGCGGTCAACCAGCCCAGCGTGATCGGCGCCTTCGCAGACGCCGTCGGCGCCACTGGCTTCTACACCGGCGGGATGACCGGAGCGGACCTCGCAGGCGGCGTCGGTTCAGCACGAGGCATGGACGCCGCCATGGAGCGCAACAACCGCTCCCTCGATTCCATCGACCGGAAGCTGGGGGGCAACTAATGGGCACCTGGAGCACCGTCGAGAACGCCGACAGCCGCAGCTGGCGCTTCGAGGAGAGGTGGCGCGACCAGACGCTGGAGCGCAGCTGGAAGCTCTTCTGGACGCCGTCGAGCGGCACGGACCCGTACCCTGGCGACGCGGCGATCCGCACGAACCTGCCGGTGCGCCCGCAGCAGCGCCTGGAGGCTGGCGTCTACGGCACCGATGGCGTCCTGAAGCGCTACGTCTGCCGCAGCGTCACCGTGGAGCCCCTGCGCGAGGCGCCGTACTCCTGGACGGTGCGCGCCACCTTCACCACCGAGGTCTTCCCCTGGGAGGCGTCGGACTCATGGGGCAAGGAGTTCGTGAAGCAGACCCGCGTGGTCGGCAGCCGCGCCGTGTCCATGTACGTCCAGGGCGCGACCCTGCCGACGAACGGCGACGTGACGTGGCCGCCGACGGCCGGCATCACGACCGGCAACAAGGTTGACCTCAACGGCAACCCGCGCCAGTACAACGTCGCCCAGCAGCAGGTGACCATCGAGAACATCCGGGACCGCACGGCTTCGACCACGACGGCCGACGATCCGCCGTGGACCACGGTGCTCACCTCATACGTCAACAAGCGCAACGACGCCGCCTTCCTCGGCTGGCCCATCGGCAGCGTCCTGTGCACGGGCATCACGGCAACCCTCGACAGCGAGGTCTGGCGCGTCTCGGCCACGTTCCTGTTCGACGAGTGGTACCACCTTAACCAAGTGGCGCTGCCGCGCAACGACGGCCTCCCGCACCTTGCCTTGGGCACGACCGTGGTGGGCATTCAGCGGCTCCAGTCGCAGTCGGTCATCTGGTTCCAGCCCTACCAGTCGAAGGCCACGTTCGCCAACCTGTACGGCACGTCCGTGAGCGACCAGTTCACGACTGCCGGCCCGACGAGGATCCCGTGACCACGCACCGCCCGAGGTTCAACCAGGGGCTCTTCGGCAAGGCCAACCGCTTCGTCACGAACGGCTGGACCGACGCGGCCAACGCCGTCGCCCAGCACCAGCAGGGGCTCGAGTGGGCCACTTCGCAGCTGGTGCAGCCGCAGGTCGAGGGGATGTTCCTGTGCACCGTCAAGGACGCGACGGCCATCGCGGGCGCCACCTATCGCTGGACCTACGGCATCGAGCTGTGGTACCCGCCGAGCCCGACTGGCGCGTCGGGCGTCCCCGCGCCAGCCGACGCGCGCTTCACGTTTGCGACGGCCTACAACCTGCGCGAGTGGCACAACAGCGCCACGTTCCTCGACGGCATGGACCCGACAAACCCGTCCGTGGTGGTCGGCCCGGTCGGCAGCAAGTGGAACGGATCGTCGTTCACGACCACCAGCCTGGAGGCCAAGGTCGTGGCATGGGTGACGGCTGACCTGTCTGGCGCTGCGTTCGCCTACTTCGACCGCCCCAACCCCGTCCGCTGCGCCGGGCTGTTCTGGAACCCAGGAGGAGGTGAGTAATGCTCCGCTCAATGCTCCGCAAGGCCCAGCTCACTGGCGGATGCGCCGCCACCGCCGCCCCGGACGATCCCGCGACGGTGACGCCGGTCCGGTTCGACGACACGTCGGCGACTTTGGACTGGTCCGCCGACGCGACGGCATCTCCGAACGAGGCGAGCTCCTACGAGATCTTCCGGAACTCGCCGCTTCCGCAAGCGACGCTCGCCAGCGGCATCACGGGAAACACGGGAGACGTTTCCGGGCTGACCGCAAGCACGTCCACCACTTTGTTGGTGCGAGCCGTGAACTGCTCGGGCACGTCTGCCGGAACATCGGTGACGTTCACGACGGCGCCCGCCGCGCCGAGCAATTTGACCGCGACGGCGACGAGCAGCACGCAGATCAACCTCGCCTGGCAGGACAACTCCTCCGACGAGACGGGCTTCATCATCCAGCAGCGCAGCCCGTCGGGCTCGGGGTCGTGGAGCACGATCCACACGACCGGCGCGGGTGCGACCTCGTACTCGGTGACGGGGCTCACCGCGTCCACCAACTACGGCTTCCGCGTCGCGGCGACCCGCACCTCGCCCAGCGGGACGAGCGGGTACACGGCAGAGGCGTCCGCCACCACGCAGGCTGCCGCCAGCACATATTCAGTCGAATATCTCTGCATCGCCGGCGGGGGATCGGGTGGCGACTACGCCGGCGGCGGCGCGGGTGGGTATCGAACGGCCTCCGGCTATTCCCTCACCGTTGGATCGACCTACACCGTCACGGTCGGCGGCGGAGGCGCGGGTGCAGCCTACGGAAACACGGGCTCCGCATCGGTCTTTGACACCATCACCTCTGACGGCGGCGGCGGTGGTGGTGGCATTAGCGCAAACCAGCCCGGAAAGAACGGCGGGTCTGGCGGTGGCGGCGGCGTCCTCGCATCAACGTCCACGGCAGGCGGTACTGCATCCAGCGGGCAGGGATCTGCGGGCGGCACCGGAACGCTGAACGCGAACTACGGCGCAGGCGGCGGCGGTGGCTCGGGCGGTGTCGGGGGCAACGGAACCGACGGAACGACTAATGCAACGGGCGGCGCTGGAGGTGCTGGCACATCCAGCAGCATTAGTGGCAGCGCCGTCACGCGGGCGGGAGGTGGTGGCGGTGGTGCGTGGAATAGCCCTAGTACAGGAACATCGACGGGCGGCAATGGAGGTTCCGGCGGTGGTGGCAACGGTGCAGGGCACTCAAACTCAAGTGGCCGCCCGACCGCAGGGTCCACGAACACGGGATCGGGTGGAGGTGGAAAAGGAATTGGATTGAGCGCTGGTTCCAACGGCGGCTCCGGCGTGGTGATCCTCCGCATGGCCACCGCGAACTACAGCGGCACGACCACGGGCAGCCCGACCGTCACGACGAGCGGCTCGGACACGATCCTGACCTTCAACGCATCCGGCTCTTACACGGCGTAACCACATGGCACACGCAGCAGAACTAGATCATTGGGACCGAGTCCTCCGCGTCATTGTGGTCAGCAACGACCTCGAACCGAACGTGGAGCAGTGGTGCTCCGACACCTACGGCGGCCACTGGAAGCAGACCTCGTACAACGGGAACTTCCGGAAGAACTTCGCAGGCATCGGCTACACCTACAACGCCGACCTGGACGCATTCATCCCGCCGAAGCCGTACCCGTCGTGGCTCCTGGACGATGCCACGTGCCAGTGGAAGGCACCCGTCCCGATGCCGCAGGACGGCGACCTGTACGAGTGGGACGAGGCCGCAGGCGAGTGGGTGGTGGTGGACGCGGCATGAAGGCCGCCGTCGCCATCCTCGCGCTGACGCTCGGCGGCTGCGTCTCGCACACCGCCGCCATCGGTGAGGCAGCTTCGGACGTTCGCACCGACGTAGCCGTCGCCAAGGAGCACCTCGGCGAAGCCCGCGCAGCGCTGGACCGGATCGACGTTCACGCGGCCACCGTGCACAACCACCTCGGCCACGTTTCGGACGACGAGAATCCGTTCGTGGAGGCGTTGCGATACGGGTCGTACATCGTCGGCGCCGCGGTCGTGGGCGCCCTCGCATTCATCATCCACCAGAGAACGAAGTGATGGAACCCTATCAATACATGATCTGGCTGGCCGCGCTGCTGCTCGGCTCGTTCGGGGCCGGCTGCTCGTTCGGCCTGACCGTCCGCACCACCAA